TGTGAAATCCAAGCAATGTGTTTTTCTGTTTCAGGATTATCAGATATAAGCTTAAATAGAGTTCCTTCACATTTTTCCATAACAGTAGTCTGAACGGGTACATTTGCAAATGATGCCCAAGCAAAGGGTTCTTCTGATTTGTCTTCTCCTTCCTCTATAGATTCTTCGTCTTCGTCACAATTACATGATGTGACTTTGAATATGTATGACGTAGAAACAGATGATGAATCGCTTCCTGATTCACTATCATCGGAACCTTCAATTAATTGTTGTAGTTCAGCTACTTCAGCATCATCAATATGTTCTGTATCTAAATCTTCAACACCATCTAATGTTACTGCCTCTCCTAGATTTAGATGAGGACGTGAAGTACGAGTATGTTGAAACTCTATTGCCTCACGAACATGATCGGCTAGCTTTAGGTCAAATGTTTTACCGATATTCGAACTAAACCATGAACGTTCACTTAAATCTTCATAATCATCTGAAATATCAATCGTATGATTCTTTGAAAGTCCACTGAAGATACCATACACTTTAGGAAAGTGTTGACATTTTGACTGTGATAAAACAGCAGATATCATACTTCCAACGTAAGCAGCATTATGGTGTGATTGTATTTTTGATGATACTTCTGTTGATTGATTGCTTGACAATGGAAGACCAATTGTTGAACCATATTCTCCTTGCATCCACTTGAATGGGCTTAAGATCATAGTGGTCTTACAATGAACAGACTTCTTGTCAAACTTTGATGTACGAATTGAGTCTGGTGAAATAACAGATGTTACTTCTTCATCAAATCGTATCCCATAATTACCAACATGTTCAAGCTCATTGGTCTTAAAGAGAACCTCGAGCGATGGAAAAAATGGTTGAATAGAGTCTATGTTCCAGTGTGCAAGAGCACTTGGTTTTATATTTGCAAGAGACCACTTATGAAGAGAAAGTGAGATCGGCGTAGTTTTTAGTTCTGTCTGCTTTCTCTTCAGCATATTATTACTTCGTGTACAAACCAAAAGCAAAATCTTCACGCAGTATAGTTAATATGAACTTTAATATCAAAAAGTTCAACATTGATATGCTAAAAGACCGGTGTGAAATAGATTCTCGAAAATCGCCTATGATAGTTATCATCGGAAAAAAGGATACCGGTAAGTCTTTCTTAGTTCGTGATATTCTATATAACACTCAGGATGCTTTTCCGATCGGAACTGTTATTTCAGGAACTGAGGTCGCCAATGAGTTTTTCCAACACATGGTTCCATCTAAATTCATTCATGACAAATATAAGCCAGAAATTGTAATGAATGTTATCAAACGTCAACTAAGTGTAAAGACAGCTAGAAATCAAGAAAAGGCTCGTGGAAACTCTTCTATTGACCCTCGTGCTTTTCTAATTTTAGATGACTGTCTTTATGATGCTACTTGGATTAAGGAAGAATCAACACGTTACGTCTTCATGAACGGTCGTCACATTGATTTAATGACTATCATTACTATGCAGTATCCACTAGGTATCACGCCTAACTTGCGTACAAATGTAGACTTTGTGTTTATTCTTCGTGAAAGTATAGTCAATAACCGTCGCCGTATTTATGATAACTATGCAGGTATGTTTCCTACATTTGACATGTTTTGTCAATTTATGGACCAATGTACCGAGAATTTCGAGGGTCTTGTAATCTGCAACGGAGTTCAGTCGAACCGCCTTGAAGATCAAGTGTTTTGGTATAAAGCGAGTGATCATCCGCAATTTAGAATGTGTGATGATTCATTATGGGTTGATAATAAGCCGTTTTCTAGTACCATGTTAGCAACAGATGAGTATAATGCAGAAACAATGAAGAAAAAGAACTCTGGTCCTTGGGTACACGTTAAGAAGACCAGTTAGCATCTAACAGTAATTCCCAGCGTAGTGAGAAATGCTGTTTGAACACCGAAAAAATAATGTAAAATTTCACCCACAACAAAAAGCCCAACTACAGATTTCCATAGTGAAACATTCCAAATATATGTAATCAGTATTGCCGATATAACAGTTGCAACACTGTCTACTACAGCATACCCTAGAAATCGTTGGCTATGAACACCTTCACTCGGCTTTCCAAAAATAAATGCATATGGACATCCCATTACTTATAGGTCGCGAATTGCGCCTTCCGTAGGGTGAACCGGACGAGAGATAGCATCTGATAGTTCCTCAGTCTCAACTAGACCAGCATCCTTCTTGGCATCGACAAGGGCCTTCTTGCGACGTTCATCATTCTCCTTCTTCTGCTTCTCGATCTTCTGCGTCTTCTCCTCCTCAAAGAAGATTTCACGATTCACCTCGTTCTCCTTGTACTTGCGCATCATCTCATTGAGCTCCTTCTCAGCATACTCAACTTCAGGCATGAGGTGCTCAGATGGATCCCATGGTAGCCAGCAACCGACTTTGCCAACGTAGAGACTATCCTTGGGGTAACGACGCTGTAGAACCTTTGCATATTGTTGACACTCTTCTAGATTAGCAAACGTACGGCGAACCTTCACACCACGAACATTGGTGCGGAATTCAACCTTCTCAGTAAACTCAGTCTCAAGTTCCTTCTCATGCTTTAGTAGAAACACCTGGTACTGTTCATGAACATCGGTCTTCTTTACCTCATCATTATGTACCTTCGTAAACTCTTGCATATCGGCAAATAGATCCTCAATCTTGAGCGAGTACTTCTTTGCAATAAAAGCCATTAGGTGCTCCATACCCTTTACCTTCCAATCGTAGTCCATGAACTCTACAAACTTCTCAATCATGAACTCAGACTTCTGTTTGATCACCTTTTCCGGGCTGAGAAAGGAAATAACGCAGTAACGCTGCGTCGGGATTTCGGGATCCTCGTCAAGGTAATCAATTACAGAACCATCATCCTCTGTCTTAGGTAGAGACTCGACAGGCATTTGTTTATATTAGGCAATCAACTATGAAAATACTTTTTTAACGACGACGTCTACGGCGACCACCTTCCTCAGTCTTCACAAACGGATTGGGTCCACGATCAGGGCGCTGACCTTGTTGTTGAGGACCGCTATTTCCGGGTAGAATCTGTTTTTTTACTTGGTCGACTATGTTAGAGGCATTCGGTCTGATAACTTTGCGAGCCAATACGTCGGAACACTGGAACTGGATAATAAAGAACATGCGTACGATAAAGTTGAGTGTACCAACTCCATAAATCCAACCATATGACGCGGCCTGATCTTTTTCCGTTGAGCTATTAGCAATTCCAACAATGTAGACACCCAAAAATATATCAGCACATACTCCGCCAATAATTAAGAAGCCAGCTACAACATTAAAATAATCACTGTGTTTTTCAAAACGAACCTGTAGAAGATAATACAGCAGATAAATGGTTACGCATACATTAAGCGCTGCAGACGATATTAAAAACCCAACATCAATATCACCAGTGGATGAACTTTGTCTATATCTTGCATCTGCCTGTGCAGTGCCATATATCTGCATAATATATGCTCCTATCGACGCCAGGACAACAAATACAGTCAATCCTGTCTGTATGACACTCATTTGTTATTAGTGCGAACTTTTATATTTGGAACGCATTTATCAATTCCTAATGTTTGTTGCATCATGATGGGGGCTTTACAACCAATACATGGACACTTCTTATGGTCGTGTCCCAGAATATGTCCGACCTCGTGAGATACCATATATTGGCGATAGTTTTCAATAGTCTGTTTACTCTTAGGTGCACCATGGAACCAACGATCAGCATTTAAATACATTTTAGTACCGCCAAGCTCAGCACATGATAAATTTGAAGGTAAACCACATACATCCGAAATTGTATGTGGTGACGATAATCGGATTGTAAAATCTTCGTTTGAAGTTACTGGTTCAAATAAACGTCCCCATCCGTCTGGATCGTTTAAATATGCTGTAACTGCAAGAAGTATATGATCTGGATTCCGAACCGAGTATTTTTTTGTCACGTCTTCATCAACAATAAAACGAAACCGCATAACTACTTTAAACGAATATTTTCTCTCACAAACTCTATAAAATGGCGGAACAAAAGCAAACTCAAGGTACGGGTGTTGACATGGGTGATCTAGTAAGTCGCGCTGTAAAGTATCTATTAGAGGGTCTAGCTGTAGCTATTGCTGCATTCATGTTACCGGGTAAGGTGATGAAGCTTTCTGAGATTGGCATGATTGCGCTCGTTGCCGTAGCTACGTTTGCAATCCTTGATGTGTATGCCCCTAGTGTAGGTGCATCTGCCCGCACTGGCTCGGGCTTCGGCATCGGTGCTCACCTAGTTGGGTTTCCGTAGAACCATTTTCTAACATAACACTTTAATAATTAATGTTGAAGCAAAAAATACCAAAGGCATTGAGAGAACAAGTTTGGATTGTCCATGCCGGAAGAGTTTTTGAGCGCAAATGTTTAACAGATTGGTGTAACAATACTATGACTGTGTTTGATTTTCAATGTGGTCATAATGTTCCAGAAAGTAAAAAAGGTAAGACCGATATTTCAAATTTAGTTCCAATTTGTTCACGTTGTAACCTTTCAATGGGTAGCCAATTCACTTTCACAGAATGGTGTAAGCAAAGTAAGGCGCCACCACCTGAAAAGCGTACTGTATGGACAAAAATAGTGTCCAGATTGTTCGGTACAAAGGGAACTGGTACAAAATCAACCCGAAATCCTACGAACCAACTATCCAAACATTCAAAATTGCATGGAACCTCATCCGAAACCCCGAAACCAGTCCCGAAGAAGCATACAGAAACTACTTCGAAAAGAGCAGAAAAGAAATAAAAGTATTATATCCGTCATTTCGTAAGGATGTGGATTGAACTAATGGTTGCCCTTGTTTTGGCTTTAGCATTTGTTGGTATTTATTGGGCTATAAGAGGATATCCTCCTGGTGTAGCAACATATCAAACACCACCTGTATCCCCAAATGGAATAGATCCAGGTCAGGCTAAATTTATGTTCTTTCATACCC